TCCAAAACTGCTTCCGCAAAAAACGCAAAGATCGATTCCGTTTACTTCCACCCATGCGTCGCCAGCGACATGACCTAACCCGCCAAAACCTCCCGCAACCGAGCAGTTGTGCATGACACTTACAGCCCAGAAGTTTTTTCGCGCGCACGAGTAGCCCGTCGGCGTGAAGCGATTGCAGGGATCGCAAAAAACGCAATACAAGCCGTCTTCACCCCACGTATATGTAAGGAAATTTCCAACTGAAGTAAGTTGCAGGGTCTTCGTTCCGTTTATTTCCGGCGCAACGTCTGTGATTATCTCAAGCGTTATGGAGGTTCGAGGCATGCAGGACAGGCTGCACACGTTCGTGCCAGTGCAAGCGCAAGGGTTATTTGCGATCGTTTGATTTCCCTGACCGTCTTGGCAGATCACCGGGTTGCACGTCAGCGATGCACCCTTGCGGAACGTGCCGCCGTTCGCCCCGCACTCGCAAGCGTTGACGCTAGTGCACACGGTACCGTTGCAGCAGATGCCAGGGCCTTGGCAGCAGCAGCACGCCATTACAACGACTCCAGCGTGATGACGGTGGCTGTGTACGTGCCAGTCTGAACAACAATCGCCGCCGTCGTGAGCGTGCTGCCGATCGTGATCGAGCAGTTGCTTGTATTGAGCGAACCCGAGAGCGAGATGCCAGACACCACCGATTGACTCTGCGTGCCTGTGGCCAGCGTCACATCTCGCGTCCGCACCTGCGGGAATACGAGATACCACGCCGTGCCGTCCCTGGCGATGGCGCAGTTGCGGGTGCCAGCACTCGGCACGTTGAGCAGCAGATTCGTTGCCGACAGCGTGGCCGTAGAGCCGCGAAGCGTCACCGTCTTGGCGGAGTTGATCGACCACGCGCCGCTAAACGTCGCCATGCGGACGGTCTTCCGCGTGGACGCTACCGCCATCTGCTCAAACGACAACGGCCGCCCCGGCGTGGGCGTCAACTCGACAGTGCGAACCACGCCAGCGATGCGCTCGGCGCTCTCGCGCGTGAACTGCACCGGATCGCGTGGCGTGGTCATGGCGTAGAACCGAAGATGGCTGAGAAGCTCGTCTCTGGAAACACACGACGGTTGAGGACCGCAGGGGCACCCAGCGTCTGCCCGCCGCTGCCGTCGAGCCCTACAGGGTTCGGGCTGGCGACCCACTCGCCATTCTCGAAATCGAAGACCATCGCTCTGCGCTTCTGCCCGCCCGCCAAGAAATTCCAGCCGATGTCAGGCAGTTGCAAGTTGTGCCCGCTCTCGCGGTACAGCAGCGTGGCTGTTGATGCGTAGTAACTCACCACGGTGTTGTTGTAGTCCTCGTAGACCAGCGAGGCCGTGATGCCGTTCACCCGCAGCGTGTGCGTCGGGCAGCCGAAATACGAAGCACTGTTCACGTAGTTGTTCGCCCCGAACCACGCCGTGGGCCACGACGCAAAGTTCTTTTTCACCTGCACGCGGACAATCGATTCGGACGTGGTGAGCCCTGGGAAGTAGTCGTATGCGGAATTCGTCAACGGTCGTTTCGTGCCGCTGCCGTCGTAGTAGAAGAGCGCCGGGTATTCGCCCTGCGTGGCCTCGGCGCTCCACTCGGCGGTGCGTGACGTTGGGTGCAGCAACTCGTCGGGCCTGATCACCGAGTAGTCGGCCTCGACCAGGACATGGTACGGGCTGCCCTCGTAGCCCTCGGTGAGCTTGACCTTCCGCAGTTTGAAGTCTGCGAACGTCGGGTGGGCCGCGCCCCACGAGCCGGTGCCAGTGGCCGACAGAATCGCGCTCTCAGACGTTGGCGAATTGGCAAGCGTGTCGTCGGTCAGGACGCACACCCACCGACGCTTGAGCGTGGTGAATTTGCCGATCTCGGCTTCGCCGACCCGGCCCAGTTCAGTTGTCGATGCGATGCCCATGGATCACCCCAAGCGTGCTGCGCCGACGATCGCCACCGGCAGATTGAATTGCGAGAAGTAGGTGGCGGCGACCTGGGCCGCGACCTGCGAAATGGATTGCAGCGCCTTCGTCTGAAGCCGGGCTTCGATGAGCGCCGGGTCTTGTGCGCTGCCAGCGAGGTTGAGGACGAGCGCCGCCCCTTCGGCAGTACGCACGTCGGCTGTGTTCACCGTGGACGAGCCGAGCGTGTTCAACTGCCGCAGCCGCTCTTGCTGGCGATTGAACTCAGCCTCTTCGGCTTGACGACGCTCTTCGGCGATCCGCTGCTGCTCTTGGAAGATGGCTTGCTGCTGCTGCCTCTGCTGCTCGACCAACTGTTGCTGCTGTTGCTGCGCGGCCTCGGCGTTTCGGACGGCTTGCTCTTCTGCCTGCTCGCGCAGTTTCGCGTTCTCGTCGATCTTCTGTTTTCGCAGTTGGTCGGCTTTCTCGATGTTCTGAATCTCTTTATTGAACACCTCTTGCTGCCGAGCCACTTCTCGGTCGAACGCTTCAGCGTTGAGGATGCCGTCGCGTGCCTGCTCTTGAGCGGCAGCGATGCCTTGCTGCAGCCGCGCCGCCGCCTCCGCTCCTGCGTTGCCGAACTGCGCCGCCTTGTCGATCACTTGGCCGATGTTGCGATCGACGGCCTCAAACGCTGCGGCGAATCCGTTGCCGAATCCCTGTTCGGCGGCTTGCTGCTGCTCTTCCAGTTTTGCCTGCAACTGATCGAGTTGAGCCAGCCGAGCCACGGCGGCGTTGGCGTCCTGGGTGTTCTGCGCGAGCCGTGCGTCATTCAGTTCAGCCTGCACAAGCCGCTGCTGCTCCTGCACGGCGATGATGTCGCGCTCAATCTGGGTCTGCTCCTGGCCAGCGGCGAGAAGGTCGTCGATCCGCTTGCGCTGGTCGTCCAGCCGCTTGGCTTCATCCGCCGCAGCCTGGGCGGAACCGTCGGCAATCGCCTGCTGCTGCTTGGCGATTGTCTGCAACTGCTCTATCCGCGTGTTGCCGTTGGCAACTGCCTGCTCATCGCCGTTGTCGCGTGCAGCCGCGACCGACTCGCGAACCTTGGCAATCTCACGCTCAACCGCCAGCACGGCCTCCGCCGCACGGGCACGCTCCGCGTCTCCGCCAAACTGCTCTTGGATGCGAACTTGCTCTAGCAACTGATCAGCCACACTGCGGTCGGCTTCGGCTTTTCGCTGCGACTCTTCAGCGGCCTTTCTCGTCTCTTCCTGCACTCGCCGAATTGATTCGATCTGCCGGTCATATTCCGCCGTGGCGAGCGCGACACCGCGTGAATACTGTTCGGCGTTCAGTTCGCCGCTGTCGGCCTGCTCCTGCAGATCAGCGAGCGCGTCTTGGAACCGCAGGGCAGCGTCGAACCCGGCCTGCCCGAATTCCGCCGACTTCTGAATCACGGTGTCGAGAGTACCTTGGCTCTTCTCGACTGCCTTTTGCACTTCTTCGAGCGACTTGCGTTGCTCTGCCGACAACTGCTGCACCGCCTCGGTCGTCTGGTTTACGCCATCCGCTGCTTCCTTCGCGGAGTTGTCGATGCCTAGGAATCCCTCTGCGGTGTCGAGCAGATTCGAGACGAATCCACCAACGCCTCCGGCGATCCCTGAGAAGAACTCACCGATCTTTCCGAAGATGCCTGCCACCAGATTGGCAATGCTTTCGATGGCATCGCCAAGACCGGTGAACTCCAGAAACTGGCCGACCATCTCGCCAATGTTTCCGACCGTCTCGGTGACGGTCGAAGCGATCACTTCGCCAAGTTTGCCGAAGGCCGTGGTGACGATCGTCGCCAGACGCTCGACTGTCGAGGCAACGGAGGCGATCGTGCCTCCAAACTTTGCCGCCGTGCCGTCGAACGCGAACAACGAACGGAAACCAAGCACCGTGTCATTGACGCTTGCGAAAACAGACGTAACGGCTTGGCTCATGCCATCAAACGCCTGACCGATGGTGCGGCCTACGGCTGCGAACGGCTCCAAGATTGTGCCGACAAGGTTGGCAACCGTTGCTCCAAATTGCAGGAATAGATTGATCTGCGCACCAACGGCACTGGTCAGCGGCGAGAAGATGTCGAGGACTGCGCCGATGTTGCGTCCGAACGCGGCAATCGTAGGAGCAAGCCCCTCGCTGATCGACTGCGTGATGCCGGTGAACGGCGTCAGCAGCTCGCGCCCCAAACCCAGCACGCTCCGCTGCACATTCTCGAACGCGCCGTCGAGTTCGAGGAGCCTGTTCTGGTCGAGGTCGCTGATCGCGCCGCCGAACTGGCGAATCGCCACGGTCGCGCCGGGAATCTCACTAAACGCCCGCACGAGGCTTTCGCCGCCGCGACCAAGAATGTCGATCTGGAGTTGAGCCTGCCGGGCTGGTTCCGGAATCTGTTCGAGTGCCGTCGCAACGCGAGCCGCGAACTCCGTCGGATCGCGCTGGCCTTGCTGGATTTCCTCAAGCGAAAAGCCCAACTGCTGCAGGGCCGTAAACGTCTCGCCGCTTCCCTTCGCTGCGTCAGAGAGCCGGGCACCGAACCGCTGCACGCCGGTTGCCAGAGTCTCGACGCTGACACCCGCACGGGTAGCGGCTTCGTCGAGCACTTGGATCGTCTGGAAATCGACGCCAGCCTGACGCGCCGCGAACCCTAGTTGCTCGACGGTGCCTGAGAGTTGACCGAGGCCGGAGGCCACGGCCGACGCCGCAGCACCAAACGCAGCGACTCCAGCCACGCCCACCGTGAACGGATTGACCAGGGCCGCGACACTCGCACCGACGCCAGAGATGCCCGCCGACAGCCCGCCAGCGAACACCCGCGACAGCCCCTCTCCGGCACTGGCGAGGCCGGAAATGCGGCCAGCAACGCCCCCCAATGGGCCGGGCAAGGCAGACAGGATGCCGGAGAGTTCGTTGAACTGCAGTTTTCCGCCCTTGCCTGCGGCGTCGATCGCGCTGCCTGCCTTGTTGGCCTCGACGGTCGCCTTTGCAAATGACTGCGCGCTCCGCTCCACGGCGAGATTGAAGTCTGCCTGAGAGATAGCACCAGCACGCAGGAGCGTCTGGTACTCCAGAAGCTCGGCGTTGTAGGTGTTCTGCGCCCGCTGCGAGGCCGTCAGATTCGCTTCGACCACGCGGGCCGCTCGCGCGGACAGTTCGGCCCGTTCCCGTTCAGCGGCGGCGATCTGTTCGTTGACGCCCGTCGCCTGAATCATCTCCGCGTTGTATTCGCGCTGATTGATCGCTCCCAACTCAAGTGCCCGGTCGAGTCTGGCGATCGTTTCGGCGCGGCGGTCTTCCTCGGTGCGGTTCCGCTCAGTGATCTTGGCGGCCTCGCCAAAGATAGCGGCTGTCTCTTTGGCCTCGTCCTTGAGTGCCGCAAACGCGCGAGCGTATTCCTCTGGACCGATCGCTCCGGCTCGCAGTCGCTCCGACAGTTCCGCGAACCGTGCCGCGAACTCCTGCTGGGCGGCAGCCGCAGCGGCACTCGCCTGAGTGAACGGGGCGAAGACCTTCGTGGCCGTCTCGACTTGCCTGCCGATGGAGGCCAGCGCCTTATCGACCGGATCGAGGCTCTTGGCGAGCCCAGAGGCGTCGCCCGTCACCTTCAGCGCGAGTCCCAGTATCGTGGCCACTACTCGATCCCCAACGCTTTCTTGAGATCAATAATCACGTCACGCGCCTGCGCCTCGTGCTGCGGCGGCTTTTCGATCGGAATGAAATCTTCGGCCTTCGGGGCTTTGCCTCGCGGCGAGTACGGGGCGAGCAGGGCCGACACGATCAGCCCCGTTTCCGCCCACGGGTTTCCCAACGCTTCGTAGTACCGCGTGTATGCCTGCCACTCCGCAAACTCACGGCTGTCCATCCGCCGCATCAACTCACCGACCGTCATGCCCAGGTGCCCGGCGAGCGCGAAGGCGAACCTTCGCGTCGCGGACACGTTTAGTCTTTTCCCAACTCTTCGACATCCGCCTCCGACATCGCGTTGTGCCGCATCGCCCGGTCGAAAAGCCGCGTCATCACGGCGGCCGACTTCTTGCCCAACTTCTCGATCTGGTCGCGCGTGAAGAGGAGGTTGCCCTTCTCATCACAGAGAACCCGCTGCAGGTACTCCGTGCGGAAGTTCTCGATGCCGGTGTCCCTCTTGCCGATCCACATCCGTTCGTACGCGTCGCGTTCGGCCACCGACATGACGCGGATGAACACTGAGCCGCCCCATTCCTTCACCTTCACTTCGAGGAGGGAGGCGTCATCGGCAGCGAGAATCTGGTCTGCTGAAAGGGACATGCGAATTACTCCAAGGCAATGCGGAAGGTGGCCGCGTACCTCGCGACATCTTGCACCCTGCCTGCCATCGAGAGCTTTTCGCAGATCGCTTTCGTCGTGACCGTCAGGCCGCCGCCCGTGATTGCGAGCGTGGCCTTCTTGCCGTACGTGGCGATCTCAATCTGCGCTGACGACAGGCACTTCACATCTATAGTGCCAGCGTCAAGCGTCCAGTTGCTGTCACGCGACAGCGGAAGCCCGCCGCCGATGTTGGTGTTGATCTCGGTCAGTTCGCCGAGCGCAACACCACCAAAGGTGACAAAGACGCCAGTGCATACGTTCGCCATGACGGGCCTCCGTCACGGCAACTACACGCGGGCGATACGGATCGTGGCCTGACCGCGAATCGCGTCGTTCGTCGCCAGCGTCAGCGTCGAGGCGTTCACCGTGTAAGCCACGCCGCTGAGAAGCGTCGCGCCATTGGTGCCAGCCCCACCCGTGATGATGGTGCACGTGCCCGTCGAGGCGTCCGCGATGATGCTCCGGCCGAGGTAGTCGAACTGCACCGTGCGGCCGGTGTCGGACACCGAGCCCTGAAGCGGCCGATCCTGCGTCAGGATCGAGGCACCCTGCGTCAGGCCCAGGTGCGACACGTCGATCTTTTCGGCATCGGCATTCGGATCGGTGAACGAAATGACGATGTTGGTCACGGTGTAATTCGTGTTGCCCAACTGCAGCGTCGTGCCGGTTCCATCATGGGGCGTTGCGGCCATTTCTCAAATCTCCTGCCAAAGGATCGAGTATGTTTGCGAAACCGAATACACGGGCGGCGTGTCGCCGCCAGCCAGTTGCACGAACCCGTCCGACTCGTTATCGAGCGAGACGTTGTTCACTACGATGGATTCTGTCACGCCGGTGCCGAATCCATCCAGAACCTCGCGGCACCGGTCTGCCAGTTCCCTTACTGCCTCGTAGGTCTCGGCGTAGAGGTCGAGCGTAAGGATCACGGTTGGGTGCCCCATCGGCCCCTGCAGCGTGTGCGACCGCTGAACGCCGCTGCGGCGGTAGGTGGCAAAAGGCACGTCCGCCGAGGCCGGAGCCAGCACGGGGAAAACCCGCGTGCCCACGATGGCCGCCACGTCGGCATCGGCGACGAGCGCGTTACGAATCACGGCCTCGGGGCTTTTGAGCGGCATACCCGCATCATGCCGCCAGAGCCGGGGAGGCTTGCAGTCAGCCGGCCGCCGTCAGTGCGCCGGTGATCGAGCCGGTGTCGGTGAACGTCAGGGCACGCACCGCCGCCTCCAGCGAGATTTGCAGTTCGCGGGTCAGCCGCTCCGCCACTTGCCCCTTGGTCTGGTTCCAGGCGGTCTGCACGGGCGGTAGCCCGGCGACTCCGCCCGGCTCCACGGCATTAATGGTGATCGGCGTTTTTGACTTCTTGAAAAACGCCTTCGGATAGGCCGGGTCGGTCTGTACGCTTTTGCGGTCGGACTGCGAGCGGACAAACTTGAACGGGCCAAGCCGGTTGAAACTCGACGCTATGTACGCGTTTTGGCCGCTCACCCAGTGCACCACGCCTTTGCCGCGCACCGTCTCTTCGCGGCCCATGCGAATCCGCTTGAACGGCGTCGTCGGGCTTTTCCGCTGGTATGGCTTGTTTGAGAACTTGGAGACGACGCGATCTTTGGTGCCGAACTCCAGCCACCA